CCTTTAGGCATAAATACTGTTTCTCCGTCGGATTCAAATACTAATCTAGTAGCATTTTTAGGAGATATTTTTAGTGGCATGCCAGCTTCCATTACGCTAGCTTTATTTATAAATGTATGTCTACGTTTTGTTCCACCGCTTAATGGGACAAGTGAGCGTGATGGTTTGAAAGAAGTAGCTATTTTAAAAGAAAGCCCATTTTGAGAAATAAGGCTTAATTCAAAAAGTCTAGCATTTTTATTTCCAACCTTTTTCCACTCATAAACGTGATGCAAGGACCTAGGAGAAGTTCTAGCTTTTGCATCAATATACTCACCAAAATCTTTATTTATTTGTTCAAATATGGTTGAAGAAAATTGATTTTGAAATTGTTTGTTTTCTGTTAATTTAGCAATAACGTTTGCGTTATAGTATAAGTATGCAGATATTTGAGCTACTGTGCTATCTTTTAACACACCGCTTTGATTACCAGCCATAAGTCTTTCTAGGCCGCTAGATGCCTGCATCAACATTACACTAGAGTCCAATTTGTTGGTTCTCCGATCTCTTCATTGATGAGTTATACCCAAGAACATTACCAAATGGATCTGTGATTGGGGTTGTTCCTATAACTTCAAATACCGTGGGGGTTTCTGTTGGAAAATTTATTTCTGACCAAATTACATTATCCATGGCGTCTCTAACATTTGTTACTTTTTCACGCATTGTAAGTCTTTCAGAAGTTCTAACTTGAATAATTTGATCATTCATATATTTATTACTAAAAACTTGCTTATCGCTAGATCTAGTTGTTGCTGAGTTACTAATAACGCCCTTTGCATGACAGTCTACAGTTCTGTGATAATTCCATTCACGCTTAATTGCCCCAGTGTCTGGGTCTTGAATTTCTGACTGTCTATAAACGTCTAGCTTCATAGACAACACTGAGTCTATGAGATCATTCATTAAATTATCTCTACCTTGCTAACCATTACATAGTCAGCAAGCAATCTGTCGGCGTATGCATTTCCTGTGCCTGCATATGCTTCTGAAGTATATTCAAAATCCCAGTCAAATGTAGAAATATTCTTGATATATTTATTTCTCCATACTTGATCTTTAGCAAAGTAGTCTTTCATTAGTTCTATCCCAGCCAACTCTACTTCATCTGGAACTTTTTCCCAACCAAATTTACCTTGAACCTTGTATGGAACATTTGTTTGAAATACTCCATTTACATCATAAATTGAGGGAGGAACCATCCCGTTTGCAACATATACAGTGTTGTCAACTATGCTAGAACGATCAATTCTAATGCCATATCCACTTTCTGCAATTATAACATTATAACTTAATTTATTTATATTATTTAAATTATCTAACAAGAGGCTGTCGTTTGCGTATAGTTCATGTAAAGTATTTAATTTAGCAGGAAGTGGAAGCACATCTGAACCATATCCATAAACTACATACAGATCATCATATAGATAAAAATTTTGACCAGTATATTGCTCTATTTGTTTACGAGCATATCTCTCTGCACGTATTAATTCTTTATAAGATTTATAGTTTGGATCTGATGAATCTACACTAAATCCGAGATCCTGTACGTGATTAAAATCAACATATGGAGTAACTACATATACTTCATCAGATCGAACTACTTGTGTAGATCCAATTGTATAGTACCATTCTAATCTCAGTGTTCTATTTCTATTTGTATACTGATATGGAACATAGGTTATGTAGGTTCCAGGATTATTTTCATCCGCCACTGAAGTCAAAAGCTGAAGTGGAGTATTTGGATTAATGGCTGGATCTATTGCAGGGTCAATTGTTATATCATATAACTTTACTGTAGGTGCAGTATCCAGAACAGTTATCTCACCATTCCAAAAAACCTGATGTGTTATTGGTGACTGACTATTTAATAATATCTCTGCCATTTAATAGGCTTAGATTAGTGGTAGAACTCCTGAACCTCTTTAGGGGTTGCTAATCTAAAACCTGCCTCCTTGTCAAAAATTGCTTGGGCTTGCTCTTTATTCATAGCCATATATGGATGCTCTTTCGTAAATGTAAACCCTTGAATGTCATAACGGAAATTATCTCTTTCCATTTTAACTAAAACTGTATCTTCTGGTTGCTCCTTCTTAGGATCAAACTTAGGAAGAACTTCTACTGACATGTCTTCTGCCTCTTCTAAATCGTTTACGGTCTTTTGATATACCGCCCAGGTGACTCCCTCTTCTGAGAGTGCTGCAATTATGTCTGTTTTATTTTTTAAGCCGTCGATTTCAACTCCGAAGTCCTCGGCTACTTTTTTTAGTTCAGATACTTTTAATGTCTCAAATGACATGTAAATCTCCTTATTCTCGTCAATCAATTATAGCATTAAGAAATTTAAATGAAAAGCCCCCCAAAAATTAATTTAGGGGGCTTTTTGCAGATCTAAATCCTATAAATTAGGAAGCGACCTTAACGTTCTTAACAACTACCCATGCGTCTGCTTGCTCGATCTGAACGCCTACACGAGTATACATTGTGTACTCGATAGAGTCCTTACGTGGCCAGAAGAAACGGTAAACTGTAACGTCACGCTTGATACCAATAACTACGTTATTTGGGAATGTCAAGTGGATGTCACCATGTGAACCTGTTGCGCCTGTGTAATCACCAGTTTGTGTTTCTGGAAGAAGTGGAACTTCAACAATCGGAATACCGAATGCGAATGGAGCCACATAGCCAGATGGACCACCTAGTGGTGCAACATCTCCACGGATAATGCTTGAAGCGATATCTTGTGGAATTGTCTGGTTAGTTCCAATGCTGTTTGCGTACAGGAAGTCCTGAATCAAATTGGAACCTGCAAGGAAGCGAAGGTCTGTGCGACGTTGCTTGTACTTACGTGGAAGAGCCTTAAGGGCTGAGTTGAAAGCTGCACGAGATACGTTAGCACCTGCTGCATCTACAACATGACCATAAGCCTTAGATTTTGCAACAACGCCCTGGAAAGCTGACATTAAGCCAGAACCAGTGCCTGTTCCATTGAGGACTACGTCTTCAATGTCGTTACCTGCCTGTGTTGCCATCATGCGGGCGATGTGATCTTCGAGATCAGCACCTTCAATATTATCTTCTAGAGACTCTGTTGAAAGCTCCCAATCCAAACGAAGTTTCTTTGTCGTTAGAGAGATCTTTGAGAATGTGACTGCTGCGTTTGTTGCAGTGTTATCTGCTTCTGCTGCGACTGTCATGAGACGTTCTCCGACACCAATACGATCAATTTCGGTGGTGTCTGACTTCATGCGGACAGTACGAGCCACCTTACCAATTACAGTAGAATCAAACATGTAATCCAAGAATCGAGATGATTGCTCTGGATTTAGGATACCACCGTTGCCAGCTTCAGATGCACGATGTACGCCTGTTCCACCTGTTGTGGAAGCAAATGTACCGCTTGCAGACTGACCGACACCAGCGATAGTAGTATTAGCTGCTACTGATTTTTCTAGTGTTTCATTGCTCATTATTATATTTCACCTACCTTTTCAGTTAAAAAGTTCATTTACGGAACCGAGGAAAGAACCGTTCCATTTTGATTTGGATTTTGTTATTACTTCCTGAGACCCGCCAAGGTCTGAGGACTTCTTAATTGCAGTCTCTGATTCGACTGCTACGACACGCTTCTCTACGCCATCAATCGTGCCCTTGATATCTTCTACAGCCTTTGAAAGTGCTGCATGTTGTTCTGCCAATTCTGAAATTCGAGTATCTACGCTCTTGCTGAATGTTTCAACAGTTTCTTTAATTGTTGTAACTTGAGCTGCGTTTGCCTCAGATGCTTTTGCGAGTGTATCTGAGAAGAATCCCTTAAGATCACCGAGCATCTTTGCAAAATCAGGTTCATCAACCTCAACTTCTGATACGTCGGCTGCTTTTTCCAGAGTTTCGGCAGGAGCGTCAACAGCTGGTGCTTCCTCAGCAACAGGTGCTTCTTCAACAGCAACTGCTTCTGCAGGAGCTGCTTCTTCAACAGCAGGAGTCTCTTCGACTACTACGTTTTCTGTGTTTTCTGACACTTCATTACCTCCTTCTGCGTTTGCCTGTTTTGCAATTGTTTGTGTATCAGGCAACGGTAATCTTGATTTCTTAAATGAATCAAGAATCTTATCTATTTCTTTCGCTTTATTAACATCATTACTCTCAACCCAACCAATTAATGTTGCAGGCTTTCCTGTAACTGGGGAGTCATAAGATGCATCTGTAGAAATGAATACCGAATCAGAATCTTGGCAATAAAAAATATTTTCTGTTACAGTCTCTGCTGCCATTCCCTTAAACATAAGTTGTCCGTTCATTTTCTGAATTGACAATATGTTGCAAAGCTCGTTAGCTGGAGAATCTACTACAGATAACTCCATAAGAGCATATTCCTTAATGAAGCGAACTGGCTTACCAGTTGACTTGTTAACTTCATTTTCTGAATCAATAATCTTTCCGCCAATTGAGAAACCTTGTAGGGTTCCGTCCAAAATCTTTTCCCATGTATCTTGTGCGCCTTTTGAAATATATGCGTCTACATATACGCCACTATAAAATTGTTTTGTCATTGGGTCGTAATAAGTTTCTGGCTTGAATGAAACCATTTTACCAACTGCTGTTGGTCCATGCATTTCACGAATGTTTCCACGGAAACTCTCAAAAGCTTTCATGCTTGCTTCTGATGTGACTACGTCACCTGTTTGATCTAAATTATCAAGTGTGGCAAAACCAGAGACTGTGCGCTTTTCACGGTTGACTTTAGTGAATGGCACAGATAAATTGATATTATCGCCATGAGATGACCACAAAGATTTTTCAATATTCATATGCTCAATTTTATAGCGTTATTTACTATAACGCAAATAATAGTTGAGTAGGACTACTCGACTTGTCTTCCGTCCCCCTGAGCATTTCTGCCTTCTCCAGAATTATCTGGTGAATTTGCAGCCCTCTCAGAATCCCTGGTTCTAGTCTGTCCTGCCTGGGATCTAATTTCTGCCTGTTGCTGTGGCTTCAATATTACGACTTCATCGCCACTATCTAGAGGAACCATGCCTTTTCTAATACGAACTTCATTTGGAGTAATTACCTGCATTCTCAAATAACGCTCATCAATCTTAGATTGGGTATCCTCATCTGTGAGAGATAATTCATTAAATTTAATTTCAAGGGCATCTGTCATTTCTGAAATAATTCTATTTAATTTCTTTTCCAGATTTTCCTGTGCTGGACGACATACCTGCTCTTTAAATGTCTTATCGGCATCCCTTGCTGCCGCCAAATTAATTCCTTCTGGGGTTCCAATTTTATTTATTGGAGTTCTATGAGCCATTAGAATTTCATCACGGTTCATCTTACGATATGTATTAAATGATGAGTCCTGGCTTCCAGCCTCAAC